GTTCATGTGGACCTACGACCCGTGGCGGCGGTTTGGCTCTGTGCATGTGCCGCTGGTGCCCTGGGCGAGTCAACAGGAGCTTATCTTGACGATGCAGGACCACATCAAGCGCGGACAGGATTTGGGCGTCGAGAAATCCCGCGAGACGGGAGTTAGCTGGTGTGCGCTCGGCGTGCTGCTGTGGTTCTTCCTGTTCGTGCCAGATAGCCCGTTCCTCATTGGTTCCCGAACTGAACTTCTCGTGGACAAGCGCGGCGACCCTGACACCCTCTATGCGAAACTTGATTATGCGCTGTCATGGCTCCCGGCCTGGATGCGGCCTGAGCAGGAGCGAACTCACCTGCACCTGCGCAACCTGCGCAATGGCAGCGTGATTGACGGTGCGTCAACGACCGCGGAGATAGGGCGTGGTGGCCGACGACTTGCGATATTGCTGGATGAGGCTGCGTTCTTCGAAAACCTTGACGAGGCGCTATCTGCAACTGCCGACGTTACTCCCTGCCGTATCTTCATCAGCAACCCGCACGGTGAGGCGAATGCGTTTTACCGGCTGCGCTCCAGCGGCAAGACGAAATTCCTGACGATGCCGTGGTGGCAAGACCCACGCAAGAACGCGGGGCTTTACTACGATGAGAAGGGTAAGCCTCATAGCATCTGGTATGACGCAGAGGTTAAACGCCGTCTGACGAAGCGAGAGGTCGCCCAGGAGCTTGATATAGACTATCTGACAAGTGGCTCGATGTTCTTCGATTCTGACGTGTTGGCGCGTATCAAGTCAACCGATGTGCGGCTACCGTTCGAGATAGGCGAGCTGGCGTTTGAGTATGACCCTGAGCACATGCGAGTAACTCCAGGGCAGTTCGAGCCAGATGGCGGCAAGCGACGGCTGCGGCTCTGGTGCCAGTTGCACTCTGAGACCCGGACACCACCGCGAGACGTCAACTATGCGCTCGGCTGTGACATCTCGGCAGGACAGGGCGCATCAAACTCTGTCATTTCAATCGGGCGAGTTGACACCGGCGAGAAGGTGGGCGAATTCACCTGCCCGGACACTATGCCGCACGAGCTTGCACGCGTGGCCGTTGCGCTTGCCAAGTGGTTCGCAGGGCAGAATGGCCATGCTTATATCGCCTGGGAATCAAACGGGCCTGGTTTGATATTCGGCAAGGAAGTCCTGACGCTCCATTATCCTTACGTCTACTACCAGCGACAGGAAGAGGCGGCCACACCGCACGCAGGGCGAACACATATACCTGGATGGCATAGTAGCAGGCGCGGTAAAGAATTGCTCTTAGGGCAGTACAGGGCGGCTCTGGCGAAGTCTGAGGTAATCAATCGCAGTGAGGCGGCAGTAGATGAGGCGTTCGGATACGTCTATTTGCAGAATGGGGGTATCGGACCGTCTCAGACGGGTGAGGATGAGGAGTCAGGTGCAAGAGCGACTCACGGCGATAGGGTGATGGCGGATGCGGTGCTGACGCTGGCGATGTCAGAACAGCCGAAGGCGAAAGCGCCGGAGGTAAAGAATCCCGTCGGTAGCTACGGTTGGCGGCAAGACCGAGCACGTCAGAAACGCAAGCTGGAGGGAACATGGTAAGTAGCCCGACATTCATTGCGAAGTTGCAGACGGCGGTAAAGGCGTCTGATAAGCACATGGAGACCTACCGCAGTAAGCGCGTGGAGGCGCTCAAGTACTATGTTGGCGTGCACTACGGGGCAGGTGGTTCAGTGGTGCGAGCACCTTTGAATATGATATTCTCGGCGGTGTCGGTGCTGGTGCCGCACCTGGTCAGCCAGAATCCGCACGTTGAGACTCACCCGAAGAACAACCCGGCTTTACGCCCGTTTGCCGAGACGTTCAGGCTCGCGATTGAATACGTGATGCGCGAGATAGAGCTTTCCGAGACGTTGATGCAGATAGTCTTCGACTCGATGTTCGGTGCAGGCATAGCAAAGGTAGGCATATTCAAGACGGGCGAACGGGAGGTGCATGGGTACACACACGATTTGTTACAGCCGTTCGTTGACCGTGTGGACCTGGACGATTACTTCTGCGATATGAGCACGAAGCGGCGGGATAAGATGCGGTATGAGGGTAACAGGTATCGGGTGCCGCTGGCGTGGGCGAAGGAGACGTATGATAACGCCGAGATGCTCGACCCGCACTATCAGGATGAGCAGGCAGGCGATACAGCGCACAAGATAGGTGGGCGCGGCGGCATCTTCGACGAGGAGATTGAGGACTACGTTGAGATTCAAGATGTCTGGCTACCTGATGAGGGGCTTCTGCTGACGATACCGGGTGAGGGGCAGGGCACGGGGGCGCTGGATGAGGTTGAATGGGAAGGGCCGGAGCGTGGGCCTTACGGGATGCTTGGCTACTACACCGTGCCAGATAATCTATTGCCGCTTGCACCTGTGGCGATGTGGCGCGACCTGCACGAGATGATTAACACGCTTGCCAGGAAGTTCAAGAACAAGACGGAACGGCAGAAGGATGTCGGATACTATGAGGCGAAAGCTGCCGACGATGCGGATAGGGTAAAGACCGCGGCAGATGGCGATATGGTGCGCGTAGACAATGCACAGGGTATCGGGCAGATGAAGTTCGGCGGCGTGGATAACGCTGGCTGGTTTGCGCTTGGGCAGCTTATGCAGTATTTCAGCCGTCAGGCGGGCGGGATTGACCAGCTCGGCGGGCTTCGAAGTGAGGCGCAGACGGCAACCGAGGCAGGTATGTTGCAAGGTAACATGTTCTCCCGGCTCGGCTACATGGAGAGCCGCATCTACCAGTTCACGAAGAAGATAATGGGGCAGATAGCGCATTACCTGTTCTACGACCCGGAGGCGCAGATTCCTGTCGTTAAAGAGATTGTGGGCACAGACATCAAGGTTCAGGAGATTTTCAGCGCGGATAGGGTCGAAGGCGACCTGATGGACTACGCGGTAGATATCGAACCCTATTCGATGCGCATAGTCTCGCGTGAGGAGCAGGCGAAGCGTATTGTGGACTGGGCGACGGGTATTGTGCTACCGACTGCACAGTTGAGCGCGGCGCAAGGTCATTATCTGGACGTGCCGAAACTGGTAAAGGTGCTTGCTGACAAACTTGACATCTCGGAAGCCGACGAATTGTATGTAGAGGGCGCACCGATGCAGGCACCGGCGGTTAGCGGGGGTGGGCGGCAAGAGCAGGGTGGCGGCGGTGCACGGCCAGCAGCCCAGGGTGCAATGCCGGGCATGGGTCAGGTACCGGGCGAGCAGAGCCAACCCCAGCCCCAGCCAGAAGCGGCAATGCAAGGAGCGGGATAATGCCAGCGGGCTTGATAAAGAGTTTGGCTAAACGATACGGGGTCTCAACTGAGAGGGTTGAGTCGGCCTGGAGTGCTTGCAAGGGCGCGATACACCCCAAAAGTGGCGGGCAAGACGGCTATGGTATTGTAGTGAACTGCGTCAAGGCGAAATTGCGGAAAGGCGGCGAGAAGACCGCTGAGAAGGCATATAGCAAACGGGCAAAGAAACTCGGCGTTAACGTAGGAGATTGAAAGTGCCAGTTGGAGACCAGACAGGGCCGCGAGGTGACGGGCCAATGACGGGTCGGGGCTTGGGCTATCCTGTAACGGGCAAGCCGGGCTATAAGGTAGCGGGTGCCGGACGTTATGCGCCTACGGGTGTATCGAGGCGGCGCAAGCGGAAAGTGCGAAGCACGGCGTCGGCGGTTGCCGCATATCAGAAGCGGGCACGCCAGTTGAAGATACCGGGGGTATAATGCCAAGTTACTGTTTCAGACGGGAAGATGGCCGAGTAGTCGAGCGGTTCTTATTCAACTTGGAGGGGACGCCCGTCACAATAACTTGCGAGGATGGCCAGGTAGCGAGCAGGGACTATGCGGCTGAGGGCCGACATGATGACTCGACGCGGATGGGCTGGCCGATGTTCTCAGATGCGGCTGGGGTGCATCCAAACCAGGTAGCAGAGGCGAAACGTCAGTCTGGTGGCCTACTTGAGTTCGACCCAGACGGTCGGGCGAGATTTAACAGCCCGCAGCATCGCAAAGCCAGTCTGAAACATATCGGGATGGTAGACTTGGAAGGGAACGATGGATAAGGCCACAGGATTCGTCAGAGCGTTAACAGTGCGCCTCTACGCAACGCCCAGCGAGAATATCGGGTCCGAGGCATGGTATGGGGTGGGTTGGGGCCAATTTTTGATTTGAGTGGCGTACAGGGCCGTTCTACGGCATTTGTAGCGAAATCGGAGTTTTGTGCAATGTGCGCGGGAAACTGCACAAATGCACAAACACATAAATTCGGACTTCGGGAAATTGGATAGAGCAGGAGGATGGACAGATGGGTAGCAACTTACCGGACGAGGAGACGGCGCTTAAGCTCGATGAGGCGGACCCTACCCTTATGGCAGTAGATGACGAACTGACTGAGGATGGGCAACCCATTGAGGAGCCGGACGAAAAAGAAGAGCCGGAAGAATTGGAGTCGGACGAGGTGGAAGGCGAGGAGCCGGAGGAAGAAGAAGAAGCAGAACCGGAACTCGACCCGCGCCTTGTCCATGCCGCAGAGTGGGCCGGTCTGAGCGCAGATGCCCTTCAGGCAATGCCGGAGGAGGCCAGACAGTCCGTTCTTGCGAAGCTCGCTGACGCTGAGGATAAGTTCAGCCGCGACTTGGGATTGCTCGGCCAGCAGGTGCAAAAGCCTGCTGAGCAGCCAAAACCTGAGCCGAGAAAGACTGGCCAAGCAGGCGCAGCCCTTGACGAGCCTTTCAGTTATGCGCTGAACGACGAGGCGAAGGAGATACTTGGCGAGGATGCAACGAAGCAACTCACCGAACCTGCGGAACAGTATATCAATACGTTGCGCAGCGAGATGGTGGCGCTTCGGGAGCAGGTGCAGACGCAGCAAGAGGAGAGATTGTTAAACCAGGCGGATGAGGTTTTCTCGAAGTATCCCCAGTATGAGGATACGTTTGGCAAAGGCAAGACTACGGCACTGTCCGAAGAATCGGAGCAGGGGAAGGCGCGTATAGCGGTTTTCCAGCTTGCCGACCAGATGATGGCCGGTGCGAATTCTAAGGGCATTCGTTTGAATACTGCCGATGCCATTCAGAGAGCAATCTTCATTCAAACTTACGATAGAGCACAAGAACTCGCACGGAAGGAACTCGCGGGCAAGACAGCCAAGCGTGGTAAGCAGGCAATTTCGAGGCCAACTCAAAAACAGACGAAGCGGCATTATGCTTCGCCGGACGCGAAGGCGACCGAGGTGGCCAAAGAAAAGATGGAAGAGCTCGGCATGTCGCCCGAGGTCTGAGAAGTGCGGGTATAGGAGAATAAACAATGGCGGCAGGTGTAGATAATAGCGCACTGCTCGACCTGATAGCTACTACGACCAAGAACTTGCCGTCAGGTGAGTTTGAGGTTGCCCTGGAGTATCAGAACTACGAAGTGATGGACAGGTGGTTCAGGGGCGACCGGAAGGAGGTAGATTCAGGAACGAGCGTGCAGAGGAACATCATTCTGGACGCAAGTGGCAACGCGACGTATGTCCTCTTGAACCAGAGAACGGCGATTAACATTGTCAATGTTATGAGCCAGCTTGACGTTCCGTGGACTCAGGCTCAGGTGTTTTGGGCTGTCGAGCGAAGGGAAGTCTTGCGCAACCGGAAACCGGCGCGGTTTGTTGAACTGCTCAAGGGTCGGCGCACCGAAGCATGGTGTGCCCTTGCCAATATCCTTGAGGAACGGGCATGGGAAGCGCCCGACAGTTCGACGGACACGCTCCATCCGTACGGAATACCTTACTGGGTGCCGCAGCTTGCAAGTGGCGCGGGTGAGGGGTTCTACGGTGGGTCGGCGTCCGGGTTCACATCAACTGCTGGTATTGACCCTGCGACGAGCGGCGACAATACCACGTCAATCGCGGGTGGCAAGCCGAAATGGCGTAGCTATTGCGCTGGCGGCACTGGATACTACGAGAGCGTGAACAGAACCGCAATCAAGACGATGCGTAAACTGTTCCGCAGTATCAACTTCCAGGCACCGTTTGTGGCTCGCGACATCGTTAAGGGGCCGTTGGCGAAGTATCGCATCTACATGAACAACGACACTATTGGCGAGTACGAGGATTACGCGGAGAGCAAGAATGACAAGCTCGGCCGCGACCTTGTGCCGTTCTACGGTGTAACGGCGTTCAAGCGGACTCCGATAATCTACGTCGCGCAACTTGACGATGATACTCTGGACCCGGTTTACTTCATTAACCATAACAAGTTCAAACCGTTTGTGCTGAGTGGGGACTACCTGCGAGAGGACGGCCCCTACAAGGACGTTGAGCAGCACAACACGTTTGTAACCTTCGTTGACTTGTCTCACGCCTTCGTCTGCCTGAATAGGCGGGAACAGGGTGCGATGAACAAGATAGCGTAGGTCGCTTGAAGGCGGGGGAGCCGCGGAGCGGAGCTTCGGGCAAGCCCCGACAATGGTGGGCGGCGGACAAACGTAACGTCGCCCGCAGCCTTTACTTCTGGAGATAGGAAAATGGCAGTACAATACGAGAACACGCCCGTTGACGTAAAGAGAGTTTACTTCACGGGCACTGACACACTGTACGAGGGCTATGCCCTCAATTACGATTGGGACGATGGCACTGCGTCTGCGATAGATATTGACCGTCGCACGAATGTTGAAAAGCCCGCGACGGCCAACTTGGAGCATTTCGCCGGTGTTGTGCATCCTGGTTGCGGTGGGCGGGTCGGGCCTTGCTGGCTCGCCATCATCACCGCTGGGCCGTGCAATGTGCAGGCCGACCAGACTTGCGTGATAGGTGTTACACACCTTGCCACGCAAGATGGTAGTTTCGCGTTGGGTGCTTCTGCGAACGATGCACCGCCTGTCGCGTTGGCGTTGCAGACTGTTGACCGCGGAGAGACCGACGGTCTTGTCTTTTCCGAGTTGAAGCAGCCCGGCTTCTGGGCTACTCACCAGGTTGTTTGCGAGACCGATAGTCTGGTGATAAAGACCGAGACCGATACCAAGAACGTGCGGATTAACAGCCGGGATTACACGGCAACGTCGGGCGATGTTACGGCAGTTCAGAGCAAGCCGAACATGTCTGTTACTGGCACGGTTGGCGTAACGGCTATCGAGGTTTCACCGCGGTTCGCTTCCGGTATCGCTGGCTCAAAGTGCGTAGGCATAATGAGCAACCCGATACTGAAAGGCGCGGCTGGCGGCAACCTGTCGTCAGACTTCCGTTGCTATGAAGGCAAGCTGGAGTCTGACTCTGGTTCGACCAGAACCGTTACGGGTGTGTCGAGCGTCCTGCACGCGATGAATGCGATGCACGGAACTTGCACCGGCGGAGTTTTCCCCATCAACATTAGTGCTGCTGGTGGGAACTTGGCCTGGACAGGTTTTGCACGGGCCGCGGCTTCTGGCGCTGGCGGGATTATGGTCAGTGCTGACGGCATGGCGAAAGACCCTGACACGCATAACGAAGCGGGTTACATCAAATACTACGTCGGCACTACCGAGTATCAGGTGCCGATGTACGCAAGCTCGTAAGACAGACCACTGTGGGGGAGGGGCGAAATAGCCTCTCCCCCCTACTTGGGGTAGGAGGGTTTGATGGCGGAGTTGAGTGAGTTTCGGACGATGTTGGCGAGTGAATTGATGCAATATCGTGACGGTAGTGGTAACCCATTGCTGGAGATGCTTCTGACGCAGCATCAGAATATAGGAGCGGCAATGGCTTGCGAGCGATTACTGAACGAACTGAATAACGTCATTTCGGCGGCCCAAGCGGAGAAAGAGGCCAAACCGCCAAAGGGGAAAAAGACCAATGCCCGAAGAACTAAGCCAGGCAGTTAAAGACGCGTTAGTGATGGAAGTCGCTGATAACCTACGCATAGTCCACCTTTTCGACATGAGGAAGGAACTTGTGGTTGGATGGGATGTCGGCAGATTGGACGGCGAAGGGAACTTTGTCCAGTTGCGGCATGTAGAACATGTGTTCACCGAGGCAGAGTTTGACGCGATAGCAGATGGTAAGGACTTTCTGCCGCGCAAGACAAACCGCGAGAACATACGCAATGCGCTCTACGCGGTTTTGAGAACCGCGGGGAAGATTTGACATGAGCGTATACTACGCCAACTCGACGAACTGCACCGCCTATAAAGTCTCCGGGTTCGGAGGCGGTGCTGGTGGGTTTAACGGCTACGCTGGAGCTGCTGAACTCAATGCCACTGACAAGGGCTATATCAGCACCGACGATAGCAACTCGTATGATAATACGACCGACAACGCACTGAGATGGGATATTACGATAGCAGAGGCGGAGGGCGACGTTACTGCGATTGCCCTGGAAGTCAAAGTTGAGAACACTGGCAGCTACGATACGAATTTGTATATCTGGAAGGACAGCACGAGCGCGTGGGAAAAGTTGAAGAACGTAGATTGCACGGGCGGCAAGACGACGATTTCGCATACGGTTAGCGCAAACATCGCAAACTATATTGACGGCAATGACAAGATTTACTTCGCCACGGTTGATACATCGGACAGCGGCACAACGAAGAACTATTACGGCTCGTGTACGATTACGACAAACGGTGGCGGTAGCGCCGTGCCTGTTATCATGCGGGCCTATAGGAATAGGAGAGAGAGCTAATGTTTCTGCTGAAACAGTCCACATCGGGCACATTTAAGATA